CGCATGACAAAAAAGGAACTGATGGTCGCGTGCATTGATGCCCGATTCGAGGGGAAAACACTGCCCGATAAGGCAGTCGATTGGCTCATCGTTGATCTATGCGCGGCACGACAAGCCATTCACGATAACTGTACAGTTGTTTACAATGGTAAGGAAATGATCCAAGATTGGGCGAAACAAGTCTTAGGCTAATGGTGACGAAATGAATCCAATCGAGCCATCACATTATCTTGCCAAAGACGATTCCCGCATTGAATGTTGCGACGCTCAACGCGCCATGTTAGGAATCGACGGATACAAGGCATACCTTGCCGGTATGGTCATCAAATATACCTGGCGGTATGAGAAGAAGAACGGCGTCGAGGATTTGCGCAAGGCTAGAAAATGCTTGGATATGCTTATTGGCGAACTTAATACAGGAGACGATAATGGATGATAATAACGAATGGCTGGAACCAGAACACAACCCGATTTTGCGGTTCATATCGTTCATCGGATTGGGCATATTTGTAGGATACGTTATCGGATGGTCAATCTACTGGACCGTCTGGCTACTACGCGAGGTCTTAGGATGAGATTCGCTCTTGCAATGGCTTGCCTAACCTTAACATCAATCGCCCAGGCACAAGACCTATCCGCTCAGGCCAGCGCCCAATACTCAGCTCAATGCGGACGTATGGCGCACCGTGGCGGATCATATCGATATGAAGGCGTTGGCTTCTCAACAGCCAGCGCGCAAGCCGCCATCAGGAATTGCTGTTATTATGGTCAAAGAACGCCAGTCGAGATCGGCGTTAGCCGTGGGCGCAATGGCTGGTATGCTTGTGTCAGATATCGTTAATGATGAGGTGCCATCATGGAATACGATCGCATTGACGAGATTCGTGAATACAGTAAATGTCTGGACAAAGAAACTAAGGCGATTATCAAGGAATTGATCGACGATATCGAACGTCTCATGGAGCTCAACCGCGTACTACTAGGGCTCTAGATGATCACGTTCAACCTGCCAATCCCGCCATCCGTCAACAAGATATGGCGACGTTCTAAAAATGGCATGTTTAAAAGCGCCAACTATCAAAAATGGATTCTTCTGGCTCGAGTATCACTCAGCCAGATTGAATCCGAAGTCGTTTGGCCACAAGTCAATATCACAATCACAATCAACGGCGGAAAAGGCTGGCGATCCAATCGTGATATCGACAACGTCCCAAAAGGAATTCTCGACTCGCTGGTACTTGAGGGAATCATACCCGACGATAATTGCGATATCGTTCGCAAAATGACGGTCGAGTACTTGCATCCAAAAGCACCAAAAGACGACGCATACGTCAATGTGCAGATTCGACAATATGAGAGCGCCTAAACTTGATAACTATATCTCGGTAACGGAATTGACCAAACGGTTCGATTCTCTACGGTCATCAATCACAATGAGCATCGACATATACCACGCTATTTGTGTTATTATTGCGCCAGAGATATACGCAAGCAAGGATTACGACAAGCCGACTCAAGCCGAACCGGGATCCGACGCGAAGATACGTATAATGATCGATAGGGTTCGACGCGGACTTAACCCGACTTCACCAGGAGATCGGAAGAAACAAGTCCCGCGTGATAACATAAAAACAGAACACAGAATCCATCTCAGACTTAATGACATTGATTGCGAAGGAGACGAAATTTGACTACAAGTAAAAATAATGGTAAGCCAACCAGTAAAATAAAGTCTAACCGTGGACGTAAACCCGTACTCAGTATGGACATAGTTGCGTCCAATATCGTTTTGTATTCTGGCAATTTGTCGCGGGTTGCGAAGGCTTGCCACGTTGCGCGCAGTTGCGTCCATGACTTTATTAACCTGCATCCTCAATTAAAGAAATTGATTGAAGATGCCCGAGAGTCTATGATCGATGACGCGGTTGATGGATTACATAAAGCCGTTAAAAGCGGTGAGGCATGGGCGATATGTTTTCTTTTGAAATGTCAAGGTAGGGCTCGAGGGTATAGCGAAAAGCACGAACTCACCGTCGAGGCTGTTCGGCGTGAGATCGTCGAGGAAATTGTTGATGCGCCAACCACGGCAACCATTACAAACGTCAGTCAAATTGCATACGGCGCAAGCACAGTTCCATCATTGCCAGGCACGATATAGGGGATTCGTCGGCGGCCGTGGCGCGGGCAAAAGCTGGATCGGCGCATACGACATGATCAAGCGCGCCATGTCGCCGGAAGGCCGTGGTCGTCTCTACCTGGTGGCCGCTCCAACATACCCGATGTTATCCGACTCATCGATCAGAACGACCGTTGAAATATGCCGCATGCTAGGCGTGTACAATCATGATTCGCTGAAACGTCAACCGCCTTCACTACTTCTGCCAAACAATTCTGAAATTTTATTTCGATCGGCCGACGATCCAGAACGCCTACGCGGTCCTAACCTTTCAGGCGTCTGGCTCGATGAGGCCTCCCTAATGAGTCATGAGGCTTACACTGTCGCCATCGCCACATTGCGCGAACGTGGTCAAGCGGGCTGGCTATCCGCCACGTTCACGCCGAAAGGCCTAGGTCATTGGACCTACGATACCTTCGCCACTGGCAAGCCAGATACCGCCCTGATTCGAGCGCAAACAAAAGCTAATCCGTTCCTCGACGCGGGATTCATCACGGCGCTGGAGGCCCAGTACAGCGACCGTACAGCGTTACAAGAACTGTCGGGAGAATTTGTCGATTCGGAAGGCGCTGAATGGCCAGCGGAACATTTTGGGCCGCACATTTGGTGGAACGGTTCGTGGCCGCAATTGCAATGCAAGGTTATCGCGGTCGATCCATCGAAAGGCCGGGAAGCGAAACAAGGCGACTTCAGCTCAATCGTTATGTTAGGCCGCACCATGGACGGCGCGCTTTATGTCGATTCCGATATGGTGCGAGTCAATACCGAAGTGCTAGTCGATATGATTCTCGAAAGGCAACGTGAATTCAACGCTGACCTAGTCGTGATCGAGGCCAACCAGTTTCAGGAACTTATCGCCGTGCAACTCATGGAACGCGCTCGAGGTCGAGGCATGGCCATACCTTGCAGGCCAATCGTTAACGTGGTCAATAAGCTGGTTAGAATCCGAAGGCTAGGGCCATACTTGTCGCAACGTCTATTTCGTTTTCGGGACACGCCACATAACAAAATCATTGTCGAACAGATGCGAGATTTTCCAACCGCTTCACACGATGACGGGCCGGATGCGCTCGAAATGGCATTACGTTGTATGATAGAATTACACAATGGCCGTCAAGGCAAAATGGTGACGAGGTTAGTGACATGAGCCAACCAACATGGTTTCAAAAGCTTTTCGGCATAAAACCAGCCGATTCCACGCCATCGTTATCGCAACAAAGGATCGAACTTGAAGAACAAATCAAAATCAATCGGCTCAAAAAAGCCGTAAGACTAACAGAATCAAACGCCGATACCGATTATTGGCTTACCGCGTACGTTGACCTGTTAGCCAGGTACAAGGACGGATTCGCCTTAGCTTACCCGATCACGCAACCTACCGATCGTCGATACGGCGGAAACTTCCCGTTCTGGTATTCCGAACAGCAACTAGGCTTGATCCGCGCTCAGGCTCGATTACTCAGCACAATGAATCCAAACGCTCAAGGACTGCTGAACGGGTTGTGCAGTTATGTTATTGGATCAGGTTACAAATATGACGTTGTTGGAAAGCCCAATCGGGAAATTCCCGATGATGTTCTTGTCAAGGTCCAAGATTGCATTGATAACTTTATTGATCAAAACGCATGGGCTGAAATGGAGCAAGAATTGTTTTGGCGATCTCGGGAAGATGGCGAGTTTTTCCTACGATTATTCCCGCAAGAAAACGGCAAGATGATGGTTCGAGTCATCGAGCCGGAACAAGTATTCATGCCGCCGGGAGAACAGCTTGCCGATTTTAGTTACGGCATTAAAACAGAATTAGATGACGATTGTAACATTTTAGCCTATGCCATCTCATACATTTCGCCAATGGGAGAAAAGGGCGATAACCCGATGGCGACTGAAGAGGTTCCAGCCGACGAGATTGTTCACGTCAAGGTCAATGTTAAGCGCAATATCAAAAGAGGATTATCAGATTTTTCCTACGACACGCTTGATTCATTCGCCGCTGCTGGCAAGCTACGCGCCAATCTGGGCGATGGAGCCGCCGTTCAAGCCGCGATTGCTGGCGTCAGACAATACGATACGTCATCGTTTGCTCAAGTCGATGCGTTCGTTGGCGCTCAAACAGACTATGCGCAATATAGTCCAGTAACACAAAGAGCAACTGATTTTCAACAAATCAAAAGTGGTACATTCCTTGATATCCCGAAAGGCATGAACTACGTGCCGCCGCCGGGAGCCGCTGCTTCACAAGGTCATCTTGAGATCATGCAAGCGTTGCTACGTTCCGCTGGCAACCGCCACAACGCGCCAGAATGGCTTGTGTCAAGCGACGCCAGCAACAACAACTATGCCTCGAGCATGACGGCTGAATCGCCCTTCTTGCGCCATTGCAAACGATTACAAGAACTGTACAAACGACCGTTTCTCAAGGTCATCAAGGCCGCAATTCAAAACGCCGCCGACGCTGGATTGTTGCCAATCAACATTCTTGATTTTGTGGATATTTCAGCAACCCCGACAGAACTTGAGGTCCAAGATAAGGCCGGAGTAGCTCAAGCCAATCAGGCATACGTTGCCATGGGCGTTAAGAGCCGTCAAACAGTCGCTCAAGAACTCGGTCTCGATTGGGATACCGAAATAACAAACAATCAGGAATACGCCGAACAAATGGGCGGCGGCGCGCCATTGCCAATGCCTGGCGATGGATCGCAACCAGCGCAAGAACAATCCGATGAAGAGGAAGCTATGCAAGTCGCTGGTGAATCCGAAGAATCTGAAGTCGGCAACAAAATATCAAAATTGCGCGGAGAAGGTTATCCGCAAGATCAAGCAATTGCAATCGCTCTTGATATGAAACGGCGTGGCGA